TGCTGATCGTAATGCCCTCTGGTTGGAGCCCTTCGGTTCTACTGACCATCCAAGTATCCCTGGATGGTAATACTTGGATCGACGTCATGAACGCCGATGGAACACCAGTCAGCTCCGTCGTCAATCCGGGCACATCCCTCCTGCTCCAAAATCAGGAGGTATGGGCGCCGTGGCTCAGGCTTCGGTCTGGGACAAGAGAGGCCCCGGTCCCCCAATCCACGGACCGGGTATTCACCCTTTGGACAAACCCCTAACGTCATGGAGATAACCCGATGGCGCTGCAAGCACCACACTGTCTGCTCATGGGACCCGCGGGGTCCGGCAAAACCACATCCCTCGCCACCTTCGCCCGCAAGGGTGTTGAATGCTTCGTGATCGTCACCGAGCCCACCGGAGTTGACAGCTTACTCGACGCGTGGGACAGGGAGAAATTACCAATCGACCTGCTCCACTACGCGGTAATTCCACCAGCCAGCCCCGGTTGGGACGGTCTCAAGGATATGGGAGTCAAGATCAACGCCATGTCCTACAAGGACTTGTCCGAGCTAAAGTCCGGCGTGGGGAAGGAAAAAATGAAACAGTACCCGCTCCTTGTTCACAACATGGAGAATTTCCTTGACGAGCGCACCGGGACGAACTACGGTGACATCACCACCTGGGGACCAGACCGCATGTTAGCTATGGACTCCCTCTCCGGTTTGAGCCTGATCGCCCTCCAGCATACGGTGGGATTTAAGCCCTCCCCGCACCAAGGCGAGTGGGGTATCGCCATGAGCGCGGTCGAGAACCTGGTGTTGAAACTCAGCTCCGATTGCAAATGCTTTTTTGTCCTGATCTCCCATGTGGAGCGGGAGCCAGACGAGCTAACCGGAGCCACCAAGGTCTCGGTGAGCACCCTCGGCCGCAAGTTGGCCCCTAAGATCCCTCGGTTTTTCAGTGAGGTCATCCGTGCCCGCAAAGACCCCACCGGAAAATTTCTCTGGGCCACAGTGGACACGGAATCAGACCTTAAAAACCGAGCACTACCAACGGGCAACGCTATTGCGGCTGATTTCGGCCCTGTTATCGACGCCTACCGGCGCCGCGCCCAGGTTGCATCCCCCGCGATCTTCGCGGGCGCCGCAGCTAACTAAACTACCTGCCCCTGATCGTCGCACGTCGGGGGCAGTCCCTTCCAGTGCGATCTCGAAGAAAGGAAAGCCAGATGGCATTCGACGCAGACAAGTTCTTGAACCAGACCGTCAACGCACCGATGAGCACGAGCACCGTCCCCGTGCCCGAAGGTGAATACAAAGCTATCATCGACGACGGTGACAAAGCGATCAGTTTCCGCGAAGGCGGTACCGACCGCAACGGTAATGATCTTTCTCCTCAGTGTGTGGTCCTCTTTTCCATCCTGGACGACGCACTCAAGGTGAAGCTCAACCGGGACAAGGTTCTGGTCCCGCACAACATTTGGTTGGACGTCAAAGGCGACGACCTTGACCTTTCCGAAGGCAAGAACGTCGGCCTCGGCCGTCTCCGCAAGGCCCTTGATATGAACGACGGCCCGTGGTCGCCGAACATGATGAAGGGCAAAGGTCCCGTGGTTATCAAGGTCACCCAGCGGTCGGATAAGAACGATCCGACCATCAAGTATGCTGAAGTGGCTCGGGTAGCCAAGCTCTCAACTTAGCCTCAGGTTCTACCCAGCCTCTGAGGCTACCCCACCGGGCGAGGATGCCCCCTCATTTACCTCCACCCGGTGGGGCTTTTCTCAGGAGAACACTCATGAACGACAATAACTTGTTTCCCGAAGGTGTGGTCATCTTCTTCCGTATGATGACCACGGATAATAACATGGCCAGAAGTGTCCATCCCCGCGCCCGCGGTGTCATCATCGGTTCCCGCGCCCACGACGCCCATGACGACGACTACGTTGTGATCGACGGAGAAGGTAAACCCCTCGGGTATTACCCCCGAGACTTCGTCTCGGCGATCCTCCCCCTGGAAACCGTAGGCCCCGGAGTCCCCGATGCTAATAATCCCCAGAACCAACCTCGCCATTAGCAAGCGGCAGCGCCAAGAAATACCCAAAGCCACCCTCGTTGAGCTAAAGGACTCCATCTTGGAGTCCTGTCTGCTTCATGCTCCGGTGGCCCAAGCTACCGCACATAACCAATTTATTCTGGTCGCTGGCGAGCGCCGGGTCCGCGCCATCGATCTGATTGCCGAGGAGAAGAAGAACTTCATCTTCGACAAACAAGAAATCTTACCCGGCTTCATCCCTGTAGTCCTACTTGACGAGGCCATTAATGACATCCAAAGGCAAGAAATCGAACTCGCTGAAAACGTGGTCCGGGTCGAGCTTCCGTGGCAAGATCGGATCGCTGCTCTCGCATATATCCATAACTTGCGTAAGGAGGAAAACCCCAAGCAGACGATTGCCGATACCGCCCGTGCCATTATGGCCGAAGGCCCCCGCGAGCTGGCGGGGGCTCAAGGTGGTATCGCAGAAAGCACGTTGCTCCGGAACGTCCGGCAAGCGACCATAATTAACGAACACCTGGATAAGCCCGAGATAGCGAAGGCCCGCAACGCTACAGAGGCTTTCAACCTAATTGTCGCAAACGAACAACGAGCGTTCGAGGCCGAACTAATACGCCGTGGTCGGAAGCGGATTACAACCATTGAGGTCCGACATGGCTCCCTTTATGACATTTTACCGAAACTGGAATCCGGAATCTTTGACACCATCCTCGCCGATCCCCCATACGGAATCGGAGTTGACACCGGGGGGTTCCGAGCCCGCACCGTCGTCCACCACAATTACGACGACTCCCCCGACAACGCGCGCGCCCTCATCTCCTGCATTCTTACCGAGGGATTTCGAGTCTGCAAATCCCGAGCTAATCTATTTATCTTCTGCGACATTGACCTGTTCGCCTGGATTAAGGAAGCTGCTGCACGCGCGGGATGGGACCCATTTCGAACTCCTATTACCTGGATCAAAAGTGACGTTGAAGGGATGGCACCTTGGGGACGGGAAGGTTTTCGCCGTACCGTTGAATGGATCTTCTTTGCCCGTAAAGGTCAGAAGGGTCTCATCCATTCGCCAGTGGATCACCTCCGGCACAATCGAGTTCGACCCGATGACCGAGAATACGGCCCGGAGAAACCTGTTCCGCTTATCAAGGAACTACTGGCTGCCAGCACTCTTCCTGGGGACTATGTCCTCGATCCTTGCTGCGGGAGCGGTAGCACTCTGGTCGCTGCTCGCGAGCTAAACATGCGCGCCCTCGGGATCGAGGCCGACGAAAAGGCATTCAACCTGGCTCTGGTAAAGAGCCAACAACAGAAGGAAGCGTCATGATACCCGATATGATAGTTACTATCTTCCAGTATGTGGGCCGGACCTATTCCATCGATGGGAACGGTAAGGTTTGGGTCTTCGCCCACGGGGCATGGAAGGAGCACGCCCGTATCTCCTTCCTGCCCCCCGTCGTGCAACCCGTTCCCTTCACCCCACCACCGGACATACGCAATGACCGACAGTAAACGAGAACACATCACCTGCAAGATCGAACATGAAACGGAGCGCGCATGGTTGATCGACGACGGGAGCGGGAAGACAACTTGGATTCCCAAGTCCCAGGGAGAAATCTACGACCGAATGAACGATGGTCTGGTGGACCTGTTCGTGGAGGAGTGGATACTGAAGGAGAAGGGTCTGATCTAACCTATCGGCCCCCGTGGTACCTGTGGCTCGCAGGTTTCTTGATCTGGATAGGGATAATAGGAAGCTTGTATGTACTCACCCGTTAGCCACGCTACAATGTCAGACCCGTGGTATGGTACCTCTGGTCCGCGGGACGCTCAAATCGTCCTAGTCGGGGAGAGTTGGGGAGCCGCCGAAGCGGACCAGAGGCTCCCCTTTGTCGGTGAGTCCGGCAAGGAGCTAACCCGCATCCTTGCTGATGCAGGAATTTCCCGCAACCAAGTGTTTTTTACCAATTGCTTCGCGGCGCAGCCGCCGGGCAATGAAGCGTGGAGGTTCTTCAACAAGAGAGGAGAGACTAAATGGCGGGGACTGAATCCGACTCCGTGGGTGAAATCCGAGCTAGATCGACTATACCATCAATTAAGGGAGGTTGGGCCGAAGGTTGTTATTGCCGCTGGGAACTACGCCCTGTGGGCTCTAACCGGGGAGGCCCATGTATCGTTCTCGTCCGAATCGACGGGCGATGGTGCGACCGTCCTTGTACCTTCCGGGATCATGTCTTGGCGCGGCTCAATGCTGGAGTCAAACGTGCTCGAGAAATCCATCAAACTAATTCCCATCATCCATCCTGCCGGGATTCTGCGGGCGTGGTACCAAAGAGCGGTGACCGTTCATGACCTATCAACCCGGATACCACTGGCACTTAGTGGAGATTGGCGGCCAACTCCACCTCCAAATATCGTTCACCTTCCCTCATTCGAGCTTGCAGACCATATCCTCGGACAATGGCTCATTCACTGTGCAAGCGGAAATGAACTGCGACTGTCCCACGATATTGAAACGTCTCGCGGCAATATCACCTGCATGGCCTTTGCCGACGGGCCTTACCGAAATGGATCTACGGCCCTTGTCATTCCGCTTGTGCGACCCGAGCGATCGGGAGGTTTTGGAAACTTTTGGAATCCTAAAGAGGAGTTCTCCCTCGTCAGAACCATGAGGCTTCTATTGGGGCACCCTAATGTCAGAATCGAAGGCCAAAACTACAACTACGACACCCAATGGATCGAGCGAGATTGGGGAATCAGACCCAATCTCGACTTCGATACCATGCTCGCTCACCATCTACTTTGGCCGGGAACCCCAAAGGGGCTGGACTACCTGGCTTCCCTGTACAATCACTATTACTGGTATTGGAAGGACGACAACAAAGAATGGGACGTCAAAGTCGGGGGGTGGGAAGCTCATCTCCGGTATAACGCTGAGGACGCCCTTCGGACTTATGAGTGTGCCACCGAACTCCGTGCCCAGATCGTTGCTCAGGGCTTTACAGAACTATGGGCCATCGAAAAAGCCAAGAATGAGATGGCTCTCGAAATGATGCGCCGCGGGGTCCGGATCGACCGCGCCCGGCGGGCCGAGATGGGCTTCCACCTTAGCCATGAGAAACAGAGGATCAACCAGTGGCTCGCAAAAATCATCCCGCAGGATCTAATAACCAGCTCCGAATTTGCGCCAAAGAACTCGAAGAAGCCTTGGTGGGACTCGGGCAAGCAACAGAAAGATTTATTCTATCGCATTCTCGGGTTCCCGGCAAAACGAAACCGCAAGACCGGGAACGAAACATTGGATGCGGAAGCTTTAGAGCGGTTGCGAAAAGATATTCCCTGGGCCGCTCGGTTGTGGGACGCGTTAGAATTGCAGCGGAGCATTGGAGTATTTCACAATACATTCATCGGCGCCGAATTGGAGCCGGATGGTCGTATGAAGTGCTCATTCAATACTGCCGGGACGGAGACCTTCCGATGGTCGTCCAGTACAAACGCCTTCTGGAGGGGAACGAACCTGCAGAACATCCCTAAAGGGGAAGAAAGAGACTAACATGGTAAGGATGTATGCTAATGATCCCTCGAATGATCCCCCGAGATCCTTTGTCCATGACATCGAGGTAACTCGGCTAGACCCGAGGGCAAAACTTCCATCCCGTTATGACAGTACCAGCATCGGGCTGGATGTCTTTGCCTTCCTACTGACCGAGTCCGGGAGGGCCACCTCCCGCGCCTGCCACCTGAAGAATGTAACTGAAATACCAACCGGCCTGCGGGTCCGGGCGCCCCCCGGCTATTTTATACAAATCAGCTCCAGGATATCCCTCGCGCGCAAAGGCATCTTTGTTGCTAATGCGCCCGCGATGCTAGCAGCTGAAGTGGACCTAACCATTCTGTTGTTCAACGGCTCCTACGAAACCCAATACATCGCCCATGAGCACCGCATCGCCCAGCTTACTCTCCAGCCCCTCATCCCAACAGCCATCCTCGTCCGAGACATTCCTCCTACCGAACATCCGGAAGATGTTCATCCCGGACCCCGGCAAGGTTATTGTTGATGCGGACCTCGCGGGCGCCGACGCCCAGGTGGTAGCTTGGGAAGCGGACGACGCCAAACTGAAAGCCGCCTTCAGAGCAGGTCAGTCCGTGCATCTGATGAATGGCGAAGATCTTCTTGGGACTGAATTTACCGCCGCCTCCGGCCACCACAAGAACCCTGGAACCCCAAAAGGGAGGATGTACGATGCCCTCAAAAGATTTGTCCACGGAACCAATTACCTCAGCACAGCCCGAAACTTGCACCTCAACCCCGCGGTCGGCTGGCCCCTCGCCGCCTGCGAGTCCCGGCAGCGCCGGTGGTTCGATCTCCACCCTGGGATCAGAGACTGGCATAAGCGAGTGGAACACTCTATTAGCAAAACCCGTTCTATTCGCAATCAGTTCGGCTATCGAATCGTATATTTTGACCGACCTGATTCCGTTCTTACAAACGCAGTCGCCTGGGGACCTCAAAGTACTGTCGCAGAAGTATGTTTTAGAGGCGCGCTTCGGCTCCGAGATACCTGCCCGTGGGCCGAGCTGCTCCTACAGGTTCACGATAGCATTGTATTCCAAATCCCTTCACATCGGGCGGGACAGGGCTCTACTCTCGATCTCATTAGAGGATCTCTCGAAACTATTGTCCCGTACCCAGATCCCCTCGTCATCCAATGGGGAATCGCCGAGTCCAACTCAAGCTGGGGAGACTGCAAATGACGGAGGTCAATAATGGCCCGCGTCTTTCCAAATTGGCTCAAGGCTTATATGGACTATACGAGAGATTCGGAGAGCCCGAACACCTTTCATTTCTGGACGGGTGTATCTACCTTGGCTGGAGCACTACGCCGGCGCGTCTGGATCGATATGAAGAAATTCCAGTGGACCCCAAATTTTTACATTATCTTGGTGGGACCTCCTGGAGTCGCCGCAAAATCGACCTCTATCTCTATGGGTATGAACTTGTTGTCTCAAATCAAGGGGGTCAAATTCGGGCCGGAATCTATGACCTGGCAGAAGTTAGCAAGGAGTTTAAGCGATGCTATTGAATACGTCGAATTCACAGACCTCAACGGATCTCGAGACCGCGTTGCAATGTCTTGCCTCACAGTGCAAATCTCTGAGCTTGGAACCTTCATGCGATATGACGACGATCAACTTATCAGCTTTCTTACTCGCATGTGGGACGGTCAGAGGGATAAATTCCGTCATGAAACCGTCGGAAGTGGAGTTGTTGAAATCGACAATCCGTGGCTTAATTTCATTGGTGCTACTACTCCCTCCTGGCTCCGGACCAACTTCCCCGAAACCACAATAACGGGCGGTCTTACCTCTCGTATCGTGTTCGTGTATGGAGACAAAAAACGTGCCCTTATCCCTTATCCAGATGCGGTCATTCCTGATGCTCAGTACAAGCAGCTCCGCGCTGACCTCATCTCAGATCTCACCGAAATCGCATCTCTATCAGGTCCATACCGGCTTAGTAGTTTTGCCCGCGATTGGGGGGAAGCCTGGTATGCGGACCATAATAACCCAGATCTGCGCCCTCAGCATCTCTCATCTGAGAGATTTGCAGGTTACCTTGCTCGAAAGCAAACCCACCTACATAAATTCGCAATTATTCTTGCAGCTTCTAAACGCTCGCAGCTTATTATTGAAGAGGACGATCTAAAAGAGGCCGATCAAATCCTGACCATGAACGAACAAGATATGGTCCGAGTGTTTGACACCATAGGCACGGTCTTGCAATCGGACCATGTCCATGAGATTGTAGGTACGGTGAAGTTTTTTGGCTTCATGACCACACGTTTGCTGTGGCAGCAATCTATGGCGCATATGTCTCTGAAGGATTTCGAGGAGGCAGTCAAAGCCGCGGTCCACGGCCGCCTGCTCGAAGTGACCACTCAGAACAACCAGTCGGGGGTCTGTATTCCGGGGTCGCAAAAGGGGACAAAATCCGCCTGATAATGTCCCTATTGCACCGGACCCGCATCAATGAGGCCCTTCGGCCAACCCCGAGGATAATAAGGCTCCATAGCCTCAAGGAGCGGGATATTGCTCTTCTGGGTCGGGATACCTTCTTCTGTCTTTTCCGCAACCCCCATGCGCTGTCGTGCAGAAGTCCTAAGAGCCTTCCCGGTAATAGCCTTTGCACGGGCCTCATCCGGAAGTTGGTCATTGTAATTGGCTACCGCCTCCGCGACCTTATCGGCGCCTTCGGAATCCTCGTTCTTGACCGCATCTCCGTATTGGCGGATTAAGGTCTGACGGCGCAGATCCCAGAAATCACTTGACTCCTTCAAGGCTTGAGTGCGCTCCCACTCCTCGGTCAGGCGGCGGGGTTGGAACCCCATCGCCCGTGCGAGGATCTCGGTCATATGCTCAGTGTCCTGCGGATTGAACCGAATGGTGGTATTACCTGCGGCGTTGGTCTCCCGGCCTTGGTCGTACCACCTCCAAGCATGACTGAGAGCCCCCATCCAGTGCGGCATCAGGGGTTCATACTTCTTGAGGCTGGTAAAGTTCTCATTGCTGCTGGCGAAGTCAAACAGAGAGAAGGGAATCGCAAACGCCGCGCCGGAGGCCCGACTAAGCTGCCGCAATTCCTCTTCCCGTGGATGGAGACTGGGGGCGAGCCCAGTGAGCTTCATAGGATCGAAGCCGAGAATATCTCCCATCCCCACGCTCTTGCTCAAATCCACCGTGGGGAACCAATTAGCTCCAACACTATGCATGACGTGAGGGATGCCAAATCCCTTCACGGCAAGCCCATGTAACAGAATATCTGGCGGAATAACATCATTCAGAACATCATGGGCGAAATGCCTGACTTCATCATCCAGATCGAAATCCTTACCGAACACCCTGCCTGCAATAGTTTTGATAATGGAGTTAACATTCTCATACCCAGCAAGACCGCCCAAGCCTCCCATTGCTCCCATAATAACCGCCCAGCGGACCGCCATTCCAGGGTTGTTCCAGAGGTTGAACAACATGTTCTGGGTGAACTGTTTGAATATGAACGGGACCCCGAGCCTGCCCCGCATAAACGCGGGCCGAGCAAACGGCTGGTACTCGAACTGGGTAGCCTCCACCGCATGTTTGGCGGCCATGAAGGCCCCCGCCTCCTGCTTACTCCAATTTTTGCCACCTTTGGCCTCGGTATCTATCAGCTTCTGGTACAAAATTGGGTCTTGCAGAATGGCCTCTCTGACCGCCTTGTGATCGGGGCCAAACTTCATAGCCATATCCCAGGCGGCCCGGAACGCCACCCTCCGATTGTATTGCTCCGAAAGATCAAACATCCAAGAGGACGCCTCCTGGAACTTGAGCCAAGCTTTCTCGCCCTTCTTACCAAAGGCACGAAGGAGGTTGCGATCCTCAGACACAGCGGCGAGCTGATGGCCTTGTGTTTCGGAAATGACACCCTCGTTGACCGACTCTCCGGCGGCGCGTAGCCACGCGCCCTCGGGTCCAGGAGGCGCTCCTTTGGCCTGATCCTGCATTGTGCCTTTCTTGTAGAAGTTATTCAAATCCGTGCTGGCTTTGGCCAGAGCCCGCATGGTGTGGAAATCACCGTACTTACTTGCCATCCACGGGTAGGTGCTGAGCGCGGTCTGGGTCAAATTGTTCATCGCCGCCACGGGGCTCATTCCCAGATACTGGTGGAACATCAGTCCCCGGAGCGCGGCCCAATCGGGCTTCGGATCGACCCACGCGTCGAAATGTCCCTGCATATATTTCACAATCTTGTCCAGCTTGTTCGAGCCGGTACGATCGCCAGCTCTCGCTAGACGTTCCGATGCAGATCCAAGTGATCTGATCTGGTCCCGCATTGCATCGACCCATTTGATCCTCGTTACATGGTTGGCACCGTGGAAGAAGAAGTGCGCATACGCTCGCATGAAATCCGTACTATACCCTGGGACCAGGTCCAGGTTCCGGAACTGATGTTTGAAGGTCTGAGCCGGAGCATAGTCAAACCGAAGTTGATCCAGCGCGCCCCTTTGAGTGGCTGACAAGCTCAGCTTGTCCCCAATCAGGTCAATCATTCCCGGAGGCATCCCAAGGAACGGAGTGACATCTTTAGGTACCATTCCAGCAAGCACTCGATCCCCTGGGAGCCGATCCTTGCTAGCTTCCAAAAGATCCTTAATCTGTCCCTGCCTCTTGAGGCTGTTGGTTTGCTCGTAATGCGTAATGTTATTCGCCTGGTCGTAGACAGTGATGCTATACTTACCGAAGTGGGTGATTGGCATGAACGGGCGCCGTAACAGCTCATCGAACCGAGAATTGATGTTAGATAAATTGTTCTGCCTCCTATTCGGGTCTTTGATGCGCAGAGCATCGTTAATCAGCAGGTTGCGATACTTCTCCAGGAACCCATCAAAGTCCGAGACGACCCCCTGAAATAGCTTGACCCCCTGATTGCTCAATTTATGCTGATTGACCAGGTCCCGGAACTCCTGTGCATTGGGCCGATGGTCCATGTGAGCATAATCTTGGATAAAATTGGTAAGTGCAAACAGCTCCTTCTGGTTAAGTTTGGACCATTGCTCTAGTCTGCGGTGGGCCTCGCCCATAATGATATTTTTCTCCACATTCGCGTTGCGGTGCATAGAGGTATAAAGGCCGAGCTGGCGCAAATGCTGATTTAGTTGCTGGATCTGTGGGAGGGACATAAAGGTCTTGTAGAACCAGTTCATTCGGTCCCCGTGAGCAGCCATTGCATCGCCGTTCCCCCGGACCTCTGGAGGCAGGTTATCAATGATATTGCGGCCCCCAGCCGAGGACCCCTGCATTGGGACCGCTCGAGTTTCCGGAGCACCCTCTTTATCGAAGGACTCCTGTGCCTTCTTGGTGGTGTCCATATCAAATTGCTGTTTATGGGGCTCCGCCCAGTCCGTGGGAGCGCCAAACTTACTATTAAGCCAATCTGCGACCGCGGCGTCCGGGTTCTCCCGGCCCCCTTGGTCCATTTGCCGGAATTTGGTGACCATCTTCCGAATAGTATTGCTGACCTTTTTGAAAAACTTATCCACGATACCAAGAGGTTTGGCGTCCGTCTGCATCCACTTGGCGACTTGCTCAGCAAAGTATTCATCAAACCCCAGGAAGTAATCCTTGCTGCGGGGGACCAGATCGCTCAGCTTATAATGGTCGTGCATCCCGCGGGCGCCGGTCATTAGGGAGATGGCATTATCCCGCTCCCTGCGGACCATCCCGACCTGCCGCTGCGGGTCATTCTGCCGGGCGAGCCACTTATTATAAGAGTCCCAAATCGGAGCCTGCACCTTCCTTGGCTCTTGCTCGAACAAATTCTCCTTAATAACATGGCCAAACTCATGGCTCATGCTGGCATAGAGGTCATGCTCGGTCATGATCCTGCTAAGATTAACATGAACCTTATAATTACCAGTTGCGGGATCAACACCTTTGGCCAAGAAGCCCCGATATTTCGCGTTCGGGTCCATCTCTTGAACAAAGTCAAAGCCCCGAGTTAGTTTGAACTCATTCGCCATAGCATGGAAGGCCTTATCCAGCTTCTTCATAGGCTGAACAAGATGCTGCGGGGTGATGTTTTTCTCAACAAAATCGCTGAGGGTCTTAGTCCCCCGTGCAGGGTGAGATTTCACCTGGGGATCGGCGTCATAAAATGCTTGACCATGTCTGAATAGGTTTTCTGCCATCGCTGGAGATATTGTAACATACCGAAGGGGGCCTTTGACCTTATTCATGTCGAGACCCATCTCCCGGTGGAGATCTTTTAGCTGATCCAGGAAATCCCCCGGCCGCATAGCACCGTAGGGGTCATCCGGTCTCTCGTTGAAGTTGGTCTCTCCTGTCCTTTCCCCGAATTGCTTCGCAATCTTCTCAAAAGCGCTCGGAATTTTTTTATCATAATTTGCCCGCGCGCCCTCGAGCTGGGCTCGGTTTTCGAGCCTCATCCCAACCTGATCTCCATTATACCAAGCGACCCGAGTGACCCCTCGATTGGCAGCTAATTGCATGATCCTCTTGGCGAGCAGCTCGTGCCAGTTGGACTTAAACGGCAGATCGGCAATTTTGCCTCCTTCGGAAACATAGCCTTGCTTCGCAGCTTTCTGGTGGGCATCGCTCTGCATTTCTGCGACGATTGCAGTCCACTGGCCGTCCCGATCTTTCTTGAAATACATCCTTGTATGCGCGAAGGTATTCGGGTCGCTGTAATGGGAGCCGGTAAAGGTGTTCGGGTCTGCTTGCATCAGCAGGTCATTAGCCTGCTGACGGTATCTATCTTGCTCCTCCGAAGACAATCTATCCCAGTTCCTCTCCATTCCCTTGGCCGGTCCACCCCAGCCCTCTGGGCTCGCAAGGATCTCTTTAGCTTTCTGGTCAATTTGCTCAGGAGCATATTTGGGCGGAGGGGTGCGGAAGGTGACCTCGATCGGGTTGTCTTTGAGGCCAGGTAGAGCTTGCGCCGCGTATTGAGGCCCCTCCTTAGCCGCTTTCTCGGCATCAATCCGAGCTTGTCTAAAAACCTGCTCCATATGGCGCTGCGCACGAGGAGCCCATTGGCGCTGATTCCCCGTGCCATACGTCTCTTTGTAGTGGTCGTAAAGCTCGTTCGCTTTCGCCATCGGGTCAATGCCTTGGTCCTGAAGGACCCGCTCCCAGACCTGAACCCGATTGGACTCAATCCATGCCATAAGGTCTTCTTTGTTCGCCTTCCCGCTGACATCGCCAAGATATTGCGGAATGAATGCATCATTAAGCTCGGCATCCTTGACTCCGCGTTTCTTCAGGTAGGGCATAACATCTTTGACAGGCATACTGTCGGGCATATCATCCACGACCCGACCGAGCTGGCTAAAGAACGCATCGGGCTCGGTCCCCTGAAACATGGGAGCCCCATCCTTGCGGGTCTTCGGAGTAAGATCGACCTCATAACTGTGGCCATCGGCGGGAACGTCCGGGTCCCCCGGCTCTTGACCCTGTGCCACTCCCACAGGCGCCGCGGGTTCAGTACCCTCCCTAAATCGCCGCTGGAAGCCCGGCTGCGCCGCCTGCGCCGCCTGTGCTTCCCCAATAACATCCTCGGTTGCGGTAGCTTTTTCAGGTTCTTCCCTTGACTCCCGTGCTTTACTGATTCTTTCCCCGGTCTTAAACACCTCATGGATACCCAGACCAGCGAGCCCGCCGACCGCCATGTCGGTCAAAAGCTGGTCTCCACCCGGAAGCTGTCCAGTGGTAGCCAGACTGGTAGCCACATCTTGGCTGGCCATTAGACCTGGTTGCACCAGACCTAATTGGACCATCGCCTCGGTTACTGGCCTCTGGAGACCAGCCACAATATTTTCGTTAATATAAGGGGCAAGTTTGCCCGCGAGCGCGCCGGTAATATTGAATTTACCAACTATCCCCATACCAACAGCAAACGCGGCAGATAGCCCAGATGTGGTAATAGCTTGCCGAATAGCCGCGTTCTCATCCAGTCCGCTTTGCCGCGCGGCCCGGTATGCCGAAGGCAGATTACCAATAGCGGCTTCCGCTCCAAACGCCGCAATGCCGCCAATCGGCCCCGCGGGGGTCAACGAGGCCGCACCCGCCGCCGCCAGACCAGGGGTAACACCTCCGAGGTTACCCGCGAGCTGCGCCACCCACCAGTGGGGGTTGGTCCATCCTTCTCCAATCCCCTGTCCCAATAATTTATCTGTATAATCCTTATGCGCGGGCGTCGCCAGACCTTTTTGATATTGCTCCTCAAAACTGTGTCCTCCAACCCCAGACGGTAATAAAATCTGCATCCCCATAGCGTCGTCCGCGGCGCGCTCCGCGGCCTTGCGACCGAAGGCACTTTTGGCCACATCGATCCAGCCTGGAGGCCCAGCATTATCGTCCGGGATTTCGGGGCTCGCTGGCGGCTTTACTGGGTCCTTCCAATCCGGGACCTGGTTCATGTTCGGAAGGTTGCGGTCCTCATCCTCCTGTGTCCACGGCTTCGCCTGCGCCATAGACGGGAATTGGGTCTCAGCAGGCTCGCTCCAGTTAGGAACGTCCTTCATGCTAGGAAAACCAGCAAGATCCTCGTCGCTGAGGCCGAGGCTGCTACTGGCCTGGATAGGGCCGCTCTGTCTTGGGGTCATAATATACCTTGCGTCCATTCACATTCTTAGCTACGGCACCCGCAGGAGGATTAAACGCTGGAGCCCCCGCCCCCGCGGCACCTGCTGATGCACCTCTTACCAGCGCATAATGTCTCTGTTGTGCGTAGCGGAGGGCTTCTTCATTCCCTGCCCTCTGGAGATCGGATTTGGAGGTAATGCCTGGAAATCTCTGTTTGACATCCTTCAGAATCCCGGCGCCCGCGACCGGATCATCGAGCCATGCTTGCCATAGCTTGTTATATGACTCCCGGTCCTGTTTACCCTCTTGCGCAGCAAGATGTTCATAATAAGTGTCAGCACCGGATTTCTTCCCGGCCGCAATCATGTGCGCCCGCGCGGTGGTCTCGTAGGCTCCAACCTCCCTTTCCTTCAGAGCCTGTTGTTCCTCAAATTTCTGCTCTTCCTGCTGCTTCTCCACATTGCGCCCTGTGGCTTCCGCGGCCGCGCCCAAGGACTCCCCGAAACCTTTACCAGACAACATGTTGACCGCAAACTGCATCAGACCTGCCCGGTTTTCTGGATGCCCAATAAACCCGTTCCAAGCATCCATGACGTGTCCGCCAGCCTGCCCTACGGCCGAGCCCGGAGCCGCAGACGCCGCACGCTCCTCAGCAGATTGCCCTGTGGCTTTAAATGCCGCTGGGTCATAACCCGGAGGTACGCTTTTCAGGGGCTGCGGGGCCGCCGCGGCAGCTTGCCGCTCTTCCGCTGACTTCCCCCCACTAGCCGCGAAAGCATCCGGGTCAAATGCTGTACCGGCGCCTTGCGAAGATGGCGTAATCTGAATATTGTTGCCCGGAGGCACCAGCTTCTTGAGCCTATCCCTCGTTGCTTGGTCATTGTCGTCGTCTGCCATTATGCTCTCCCTAACATCTTGAGAACTGGCATAATACTAGCAGGTACCTGGCCGGTCTGGACCCCGCCAAGCATGGCTGCGAGCTGGTGAAGTGCCGGAGCCCCCGCGGGCAGCGGTCTGGGAGCCGACGGCGCCCCAATGTTGGGTGGTCGAAGCGGTTCGGGGGCCTTGACTCCCTGCATGGCTTTTCCGAGGTCACCGATGGCGTCCCCAATCTCCTGCATCTTGTTCTTCGGCTCTTTATTGAGACCTTCACCCTTGGGCTGGGGTGCGGGAGCTGGAGCTGGAGCTGCGGCAGGCGGAGGCACAGGTGCAGGAGGCGGTACTGGTGCCGGGGGCGGAACAGCTTCCGGGGGCGCCCCCGCGGCGCCAGCCGGAGGCACAGTATTGGGTTGCCCTGCCCTTACCTGCCCGACCTTCCCCGCGAGCCTATCTCTGGCTTCTTGCGGAGTTGGACCAGGAACGTTTGGCTTCTCATTCTCCTGCCCCATATGCGGGGTCCATATGTCCTCAGTGTCCGGGGACTCGGTACCTGCGAACATCTTGATCTTTTTCCCTCCCGTCGGCTGTGCTGCGGGAGTATTTGCTGGATCGGTCAGATTGAGCAATCTGCCGGTCTTAGGATCAACCCGGTAAGGACCAGCCAGCGGATCGGCGGGTCCCCCGGCGACCGAGGGTCGAGTAGACCTGCTCGGAGTCCCCACCGACTCGTTATGGTCATGAATTGCCTGCATGGTGGCGTCGTCCGGAGGTGGATGCCCCCGCGCCGCCCACTCCTGAGCTTGCGCCTGCGGGTCATGCAGGAATTTGGCCATATCGTCCTTGTTCAGATTGGAAGCCCAATCCACCAACGGGTCGTTGGACCCGAGGTTGCCAATAGGATACGTGCTCCCAACCGGAGTATCACCTCGAGGATCAAGGTAGCCATCGTCGTCTGCCATGTTGTCCTCCTATGGGCTAGCTTCCATATCCCGTTGGCGAACCCCCGCCCATCATGGAGTTCGCCACCGGCTTCAGCAAGCTGTTCAGGAGGCCACCGCCAGCGCCGCCTCCACCTCCGAAGAGGCTTCCGGCGCCAGCCATGAGGCCCGCGGCGATCTGCCACGGTGCAGCCTGCTGGGTTGTCTGACCTGTGCTGGACACGGAGCCTCCAGGTAGCGCCGCGGCGCCCTGGGTGAGTTCCTGCGCCTGCAACAAGGGCAGCATGTATTGGAGCATCGCAGCTTGATTATTCGCATTCAGCACATTTTGCTGCTGTTGTTGCTGAACGTCGCCAACCGCACTCTCGGTGGCCCCCGGAATCCCAAGCGATCCTGCGGTGGTCGGAGCTTGAGCAATCGCCTGATTTGTGGCGGTGAGGCCTTGTCCCAAAGCAGTATTCATGATCGAAGCTCCGGCCTGACCAGCGGCCCGCTGTGCGCCTTGCGTAGCAAGGCCCTCGGCTATACCTTCTCGGGATCCCCCGTAGTTAACACCAGATCCTGAGGCAGCGTTTCCTTGGTCCGTCGGGATCGTGTTTTGAGCAAGGTTCTGGAAGATCGGGTCGGTGGCAGCTTTAACCGCGTTCTGGACGTACGGATTGGTCCCTGGATCAAGGAACGCACCAGAGCTAAGATATTGGTTTGTACCTGCGGCTGTTCCGACCGTATTACCCATCTGACCCGTGCTTCCGAGTACATCGGCTTGCCCCTGTTGTTGGGCTGGGGTGAAGCCAGCGACCGCGTTGGCTCCTGTTGGCGGAGTAAAAGTGCTCCCAGCGAACTGCTGATACCCCGGCATGGCCAGATTGACCAAGCTCTGCTGTTGTGGCGTAAGGTTCTGGGTAGTCTGAGATTGGCTTTGTCCCGAGCTGGAGCCCATATTAGTTCTCCACTTCTTGCTTCACAGGCTTATACAACCACACGGCGCCCACTTCGGTGCCCTTATTCCTTGCCAGTTTCCTAACAAGGCCGGGCCGAACCCGTGCGATGAGGGTGTTGCATTTGGCTTCGCGGGCCAGCCTTTGGAATACCGTGTCCATCTCGTCGATGAAATCCAGCATTCCGGGGCCGCCAGCCGCGAGGATCTCAAACGCCTTCTGTGCGGGAAAAACCAGAATTTGGGTACAAGCTATACCTTGGATCATACCATCGGTAAAGCCCCAGATTTGTAGTGCGCCCTCCCGTGCGCGGCTGTAGGTCCACTCGGTAGTGAAAAAGTCATAATATCCAGGGACCTCACCAAGGACCCTAACTATGTCTGGCCAATAATGGTCGATCTGGTCCATTGACATCAGAAAGACCTGCCTTGCGGCTTTTTTGTTTTCCTCGTAAATGGTCTGAGGTTCCATCATTGATTGCAGAACTCCAACACAAGTGCGATTCCTTGCCGACCGGCGCCGCCAGAGGCGGTATTAACTGTGGTCACCCATCCCCCTCCGCTGCCGCCAGAACCGTATCCTGTTCCAGCATTGCCATTACCGGCATTCCAGACCGGTAGACCTCCTGCTCCAAACAAGGAATTGGCTCCGTGACCCAGAGTAAGGGCATATGGCGACCCGCTGTAGGTCGAGGTATAATATCCCGAACCCCCAACATTTCCGGGGACCGCGATTATGTTCCCGGTCCCCGCCGCTGCGGGCGCGCTAGGAGCGCTAAACGCTGCGCTACTGATTCCGGGTCCTCCCGAACCCCCGTTTGCGGTGCAGAGGGCGCCAATGCTACTATTTCCGCCGTTCCCACCTGGATTGGCGCCAGCGGCTCCCGGCGTCCCTCCTGCACCGACGGTAACAGTCTGCGAGACCCCAACTGCCGCCGCAGTCGCGAGATGTTTCGAATATCCACCAGAATTCCCTCCGCACCCAGCATAGCCTCCAGAGGCACTACCGTTATTGCAGCCACCACCAGCCCCACCACCAGCCTGGACGGTCATAAGCGCAAATAGCAGCCCGGCTGAGGGAGTATAGGTAGAAGTGCCAACCGTGGTAAATTGCTGGATTTTGATATTCTTGACCGTGGTCGAAGCGAAGCTATTCATCGGAAGCCACAAGCTTCCATTGTAGTAATACGGCCCCTCTCCCCACCCCGGATTCCAATGGGTGCCGTCGGCGTAGGCGTAGGTTCCCCGACGCGGGCGCGGGGGCGCAGTATTCCAGATATGATCCGGTTCGGTGCTCTGGAGTGCGGTCGCTACAAACCCGAACTCATCCTCCACATACTTGGCAAGGTCAAGGACGCTCTGCCCTAAGTTAATCAGGGAATCGGTCTTAATAGGGGTAAGTTTCTTGACCGTAAAAGGCATTAGAACCTGCCGAGCGTAACCATATCCAACTTGTAGCCATCTAGCTTCCAGCCATTCGCCCCGGAAATTTCAACACAGAGCGCAGCACCTTCCGCTGTAACATCTGCCCACTTCTGGGTATTAGGATCGAAGGTCACATACGGGCTCCAGGTGATTGGCCCGTTAGGTCTTTCCTGACCCCCGAGCCTGATCTGCACCTGGCTCCCGCTCATCTTGGGCCAGATTCGGTGGACCATCTTTCGGACCTCGAAGTCCGTTATCCAATCTCCGGAACGTCGGTTGCGGCCCACCACACCTAAAGAAGTCCTCTGGATAAGACCCGTAAACGCCGTCCCGTCTCTGGTCTGGCCGATGTCCAGCTCCTCCAGCCGGGTCACTGTGGGTTTGCACAGCAGAATCTTGCGCCGATTTGCAAATGACCACGGGGTCGTCATCGATGCCCATGTTCCAGGGACCGTAGACCATGTGCTCGTGTCGGACGTCTGAATCGTCCCAATAGCCGCCGCTTGCCAATCTACACCTCCCACTTCGGTAGCTGAAAAAGTATCATAATTAACAATTATTGCGCGGTCGGGGAAGGTTGACCCCACCTGCGGGTAGCAGAACCAACCTTCCCGCCGCACGGGATTTATGAAGACGAAAGAATTGGTGTAGTTCCCCACGTCGATGTTATTGAATAAATATCGGCGGGTCCGTTTGTCCAAAATGGGTTTGGCGCTATTTCCGTCATGGACATACAGGTTATCTTGGGCCACGAAGAAATGCTTCTGCCCATCTCCGGTAACCGCCACGCACCGACCTGTGAGCAAACCAATGTTCTCAAGGAACGGATCTTCGTCGAAGATATATTGACCACCGACATTGCGGAACCTCCACACGCTGTTTTCTTTGTAGACATAAAATTTGCCCTGGAGGCCCATTCCATCCATAATTTGACCGGAATCTACGTCAGATAAGCTGACCTGACCTGCATTATGGGTGGGGTCGGTGATGTCCCAGGTCGGAGGCACATTACCGGGGTCCGCCGGGTGGCTCCAACGAACATCATAAGGTTTCAGGACATTAGAGCCGGAGCTGGAGTCCTGCAAACTGAGCGCGATCATCACGGGTCCGAAAGCCCGGATAACATCGCACCGCAAAGTAGAAGGCCAATTAGGCAAATTGGCCATATGGGTGGTTCCGGTGAACCCACCGAGGGTATTGAAGGGCCAATATTGGGGGACATCAATACTGTTGTTCAGTACCGGAATCCCGCCAATATTGGTCCCTTGCCATTGCGCCGCCGCTAACGTAGAGGACGCGTTATAGACGGAGCCATCCGTCGTTCTGGTAACATCAAAATGGGTCGTGCCATCGTAGGCCGCGATCTTACTCACACCGGCATAGAGCCACCACGGATTGGTGGGAGTGCTGACGAATTGCGCGAAATAAGGAGCAAATAGCGGAGTGCCGAATATCTGGGAATAACCCAGCAATTGCACCACACTATCGTCTTCGAACCTTACGTTTTCCGCCAGCGTCCACGCCTCGGGAGGCAGCTCGTGAGGGGGACTGTCCCTTACGACCCCGATGCTCGCCACGTCGTTTATGTCGATCTGGCTTTCTGGCACGCTTCTTGTCCTTAGGTTTTGCTTTTGCTCTTGCTCGGATCTTCCGGCACCTTACTTTCCCTGGAAATCTGGGCTTCCAGATCCCCGGCGAGAGCCTTCAGCGACTCCGCGAGCTTCTTGGCGTGCGCATAATCTTCTTGCGTCACCTCTTTCGGCGGAATCGTGGGCGCCCCCGGCTCGGTTGGATACTGTGCCGGAATCGCAGTAAGTTGGACCTTGAGACCAGAAAGGCCAATGCACACCCCGCTGATCTGATCGATAAGGTCGTCAGTCTGTTTGCTCATTTCATTCTCCTAGCTGGATAGATAACTTCAACCTCGTCATCCGTATCGAGGCCTAGTTCATCCAGCGCTGCTGGGCTGAGGTCGGCTGCTCGACCCGTATCCTGGTGAGGCCCCCAATCTGAGGGCCACGCGAGGATCTCTTTGCCGGTGGCGGGATTCCGGATCAATGCTTGAAGGGAGTGGTCCGCGAGCTGCTCTTTCGGCGTGACATCATAATCCCAACGACACGCGACATAATATACGTCTGGATTGAGTCTCCGAGCCAGCCCTGTGGTGTTGGGGGGTTGACCTTCCAAGAATAGATGCGGAGCATCTTCCGCGTCATAAATAAACGCCAGCCCTTCGTCCGGATCGACGCCCATGTCATTCGGACCCCCGAACCAGGAACACGGTCCCTTGAAGGTGACTATTTCCTCATTGGTATAGGTTGGCATTTTGCCGAGGGACCGACAGATCCACTCGAAGTTCTCCAGATAATTGGTCACATCAGGGTCGGAATCCACGAAACACATTTCGATCAGAATTGCCGGCCTATCACAGCCGTTCAGGAATGCTAGGTCGGTGCGTTTCTTCGCACCGCGGTCAATCAGATTCCCAGCCTTAGCAATGGTGTGGGACACCCGACCTGCCAGCTCCACCTGAGTCAGGTAAAGGGTCTCGGTTCCCACCGGATCAAGCGTCTCCACATAGCAATTGAAATGCACGCTGACATCCAGGTCCCGATCCTGCGAGTTATGGAAGCCCACAATAGCATCCAGGTTTTCACTCTGGGTCACCGAGTCATTATCATGGAAGGTAACGACCTGATTCCCATAGTAGCGGAGCCATTTCGCGGTTTCGTCCACGACCTTGCGGGCCTCATCGACCTCATCAATCAGACCGCTGGCCCCCCGAACATGGAGCCCATGACCTGAGCTAATTACGATCTTCATTTTGCGGCCTCTAGCATGGCGTGTATATCTTTGCAGCTCTCCGTGGCGGATATGAACCTGCCATTCGTCATGAAGATCACACAATTGACATCTTTGTGATAATGACCTTCCGCATCTCTTGGCTCCCGCAAGCTACTCACCTCGTTCGTATTTAGCTCGATTTCATCTCCATTGGGAGCATGAACGATTATGAGATGAAGAGCTAATAAAAACCATTTCATTCAACAACCATAATCTTAGCCATCATTATGCTCGGTTGCAAATGGCTAACTATGGACCCAGAACCAACCGAGGTGGTCGTGCTGTTATTCGTGCCGGGGGCGGACCCAATATAGCATCCGGTTCCAGACGATTGGATGGTGGTGTAGTAGCTCTGACACCCTTGACCGCCGGATTGCAGGTACTGGAAGCACTGACTTTGGTCGGTATAAACTCCGGCCATCGCGGTACCATTATTGATAAAATTATGGGTATGGCCAGGATCTCCAAAATACACATTGTGGGCGTGGGCGGGAATATTTGCAGTCACCAAGCCGGCACCGTCCACACCTCCGACAGCTCCAAGTGTGCTGCCGCTGATAAAACCGTTCGGCAAGCGGCCCGCCGCGGCGCCACCGAGGTTATCCAAGCAAATTGAGGCATAACCACGAAGATCAGGAGTCGCGCCGCTGCCATAGACGGCATTATACTCCGGGTAATTTGTGGCAACCGTGGCCAGCGTCTGGCCATTAGGCCACTCGTAGCCTGTGGGAATAGAGGTGCCCCAAAACTCCACAATCGCCCCAATGGGCAGACCTGTGACCCTCGTTATGTACCACGAGGCACCCGTCCAAATTATCTTGCTGATGATACCTGGAATGCACCGCCGCGCCTGAGTTACCGTGTATTGGCCGCTTACTATGTTACCTGCAACGGGCTTGATAAGTACCGGATTGACATCGGTGGACGTTTTCAGAAGGTAACATGTCCATCCCGCGTCACCCGCGGCCAGACCTGGGAGGGTCAAAGTGACCGCGCCGGAGGCGGTAGATACCAGAATTGTACCCCCATCCAACGTCTGTGCAACTGAACCCGTGGCGCTGATTACCGAAGTAGTCGGTATCGCGCCCTGCCTACTGGCATTCTTGAACTGGTTCTGTAAGACCTGTTTAATCAACCGAAGGTGGTCATCACCCTGATTGGTGGGGTCTGTACTTGGAGGATTGACCGGCTGAAGGTCATTGACATAGGTCGCAACTTCTAAGCTCATAGCCGTGACCCCATAGAACGGCGTTTTCCGGCCTCATTACGATTAATGGTGGCTCGGAACAAATTATCACTCGCAGATTGGGTCAGCGCCAGCGCGGTCGCTTTGCCAGCTTCATTCCCCAGATCTGAACAAATCTTGGCCGCTGCGTCACCTATTAGGACCCAGGGAGCGTTTTTCAACCATTTGTTTTCCTGCCCCAGCGCCTGCGCTGTGTCTTGTGCCCAATACCTCCAACTGATGTAATATACACCATCTGGAACCGGATACAGATCCACGAAGGTATCGCCAAGGTAGTAATCTCGAGGAGCGCCAGGACCCACTTGACTCCCGGTATCGTACAAGGCTCCCGCAGGATTGTAATAAACATACGGCCATTCACCATAATAGCGCTCTTGTGCCAATCTGAACGCCTGTTTTTTCAGAAAAATTGTGCGGGATACCGGATTGCCGGGAAGTTGCGGGGGCGTGCCTCCGGCACCGGGACCCGGAGACGATAACAGGTAGATGTACAAATTCCCCTCCAACTCCTCGGTATCTTCGATGTAATCGGAGGGGATATTGTACGTCGCTTGATTCATAACGGTGACGATAGCTTGGTCGTTAACCTTGCGGAGAAACCAGGGGTAGGTGCGGTTGGGTTTCTCCCGCTCGGTTTGAGCGTATTGCAAGGCGTTCTGGATTTGGGTGGCCTTATCCGACCGCCAACCACAGATTTGCTGGACTTCCGCTATCGCCGTATCGAGGATCATTTCTTTTTCCTCCGGCCCACAACCGCGTTGGCCTCACGAATCGCACGTCCTTCGTTTCCGGTCTTTTTCAGGACCGAGTTGGCGACATCGGACCACTGGCGGGACGCTTTGCCCGATTTCGCCTTCTTGTTGTGCCGTCCCGCATCTTTCGGAGACCACGGCATCAGGGGGCTCCTTTCCGACGCTTGGGTGGAGGCGGACCCGCGCCGCCCATCATACCTGGCGGCGGCCCCGGCGGCATCGCAGGGGAGGTATCACCAGCGGGGCCTCCCGCGCCGAGCGCCGCGAGCAGACCCGGAGGCGGACCACCTTGGTCCAGACCGGGACCAGGAGGCATGGGAGCCCCTTTCGGGGCCGGTGATTTTTTGGAGCTTGAGCCCCCTTTGTGTTTCGCACCTGGCTTCTTCATCGCCGTCTGTTCCTCCCTGCTTCTGGGCCTGTCGCACCAGTGCGAACGCCCGGTTTAAACATCTTATCGCCAGCCTTACGGCTCCCGTAAGTGGTACCTCCAGCCTTCCCCGTGCCAGAGTTGTCCGGGTGCGCACGCGCGCGCGCCCGAGCTTGCTCCGGGGTGTAGGGAGGCTGGCTATAGTTCTTCACAGCCATAATTACCTCCTGTGTAAATGGGGACATCACCAGTGCGATAATGTCCCCATTTGGTTATCTATGAGGGGTCGGTTTCGGCCCCTCCGGGAGACTGGAATCCGGGGGTTGGGTTGGCGGGGGCGCCGGAAGGGTGTTGTCCACCACCGGGGGCGGCATGTCCGGAGGCACTGGAACTTGCCCCGGAGGCGACGGATGAATGGTGAGATTCCCCACCGCGTGGATGGTCATTGTCTTGTCTGCCGAGACCCCGACCAGCGTGATCCCGTGTACTTGCTTTCCCGTGGCCATAAAGTTCCTCCTATGCTGACAGGAATACTACCCAATCCGGAGTTGCTGCTGTCGGGTTCCAGACAATCTCCGCTCTCTTACCAGCACCGACGGACCCGACTGTAGGATTGCCGCTGCTAGATCCCTTGATGGTAATGGTGCCCGCACCTGTGCCCAGATTGATAAGCTCGTGACACCACATAATACCAACTGCTGGAGTTGGAACATACATAGTGACATTGAGGGGCGTGGTACCATTACTGACCGCAATAGCATACGGCGGCGAGGTCGCTGGAAAGTTAAAGCTCGTCGTCGTATTCATGAAGCCGAAGGACAGGCCAAATGGCCCGTCCCAGACGCACCTGCGAAACCGCGACAGGTCAAACATTTGGCCTTGCATGATGGCCTCCTATGCGCTCAGGAAGCAGACCCAGTCTTGTGGACTGGCCATCGGATTCCAGACCACCTCGGCCCGTTTGCCGGAGGCGATGGTCCCGACCGTTGTGCCCTGCGTCCCTTTGACGGTCAGAGTCCCTGCGCCCTGTGACCAGATTTCATGGCACCACATGACGTTGGTGACCTGTGGAGTATACATGGTCACGTTCTGGGCCGACGCAGCCGAGAGCGCAATCATATAGGGCGCGTTGACCGGGGGCACGGTGAATGCTCCCGTGATAGTTGATTGCTGGTAGGACATCCCAAAGGGGCCATCCCACGAGCTTTTCCTCAACCGTGAGGAGTCAATGATTTCACTCTGCATCTTCGCCTCCTTAGGTGGCTGTGATGCCGCCGATGTAGGCGCAGGACAACCCGCCTCCGTCTACCATCAGACTGCAATCGGTCTGCACATACCCCCGGCGCACGTCTTCATCTGGGAGCTGGACATCATCCTTGATCTTGGCATCCGGCCGCCCCTTCATGGTCGTATACTTGATGACCGAGAAATCGAGGACATACAGAGCGGATTTGTACAGCGGATGCTGGCTGAGCAAGGGATGGGATTTCAGGAGCAGCCTTCCCATCGGGAGGATGAACTCCTGGAAGTCGACACCGAACAGCTTCACCGGGTTTCCCAGCTCGATCTTGATACCCGTCGCTGCCTGTATCACCTTGCCCAGCTCGATACGGGCCGTGTTTCCACAGAACCCGATTCGAGTATCCCCGCCTCCAAGATCGAAATTGAATGCGGGGGCCAGTTTGTCGGCGAATTTCTGCGCCGTCGTTGGATCAGAGCCCGTGGTGAAAACATACTGATTGGTGGCAGGGATAAAGGTGCGAAGTCCACCCATATACCTCAAAGGCTTGCCGTTGTCGCCGGTCAGCTCGACGCCTGCTGGGTTGAACAAGAACGACATCTCGATCGCTTTGGCGTGGTCGAACATCTTGCGCTTCTTGTCGTTCGACCAAGCATTGCCGGTACGGGCGAAGGTCTCCGCCGCCGTGCCGGTTAGCTCATAGGTATCCTTGAAGATCTGGATATAATTCTTGAACTTGATCGGGTTCCGGGTGACCGCCCTCGGCGCCGACGTGCCTTCGGAGAACGAGCTGCCGATCAAGGTCAGCCAGGAGTTGTTCGGGATGCTGGCTGGAGTAGTGTTGCCCGCACCACGTCGAATAGTGAACTGGGTGTCACTGATGACCTGGTCAACCTGAACAAATTCCTGCGTGTAGGTGGTAGCATCAACCGTGGGCTCCACCATCAGCACATCGCCTTGTTTCAGGTTCGTGGCCGCGCCATAGAGCGCGGACATGGTTGTCGCGGTCGGATCAACACCGACCACAGTGACCAAGGTATCGGTCGCGATCATGGACCCGGAGGTGTTCATCCGGACCAGGTTTTGGGATTCTGCCCACCATGCAAATTCAGGGTCGTTGACCGAGTATTTGCCGGCCTTGGATGTCAGGGCAAAGATGGGAGCATTTCCGTTGGGTGAGATAAAGAGGATGCGTTCACGGAAGTTCTTGGGGCGCTCATCGGTTCCCCAATCGCCTGTTCCGCGCAGGCCAGCGATGCCAGACATGGTCTAGCTCCTATTGATCTAAATCGTCCTCCATGCCTGCATAGGGGTCGTGAGGACCTCTAGCGGCGGTTGGTGCCCTCCCACCCTGACGAGCTGGTGCGAACGGCGGGGGCTTCCGCCCCGCAGGAGCCCCACTACCATTGGTCTGGGGCCAAATACCGAATTCCGCTGAAACAGCTTTCCCGACGAAAGCAATCGCGTCAGCCCGAGAAGCATTCGGGTTCATCGCCCGGAAGCTCCGCGCCCACCGATCAACCGCGGCGCCATGTTGGTCCGCGCTCAAGTGTGGGTTGGCTTGGTAGAATTCATTCAACGCCTCAGACGCCCGCTGCGTGCGGGCCTGCTGTGTTGAAATCCCGCTGTTAACCATCTCTGGAACCAGATTCTTAATCAGGTTAACCGCCGATTCCATCGCTCGGGTGTAGACCCTTCCCATGAGTTTGGGAATGATGTCTCCAGCATTGTTATCAAGCGTAGCTACATCCTCTTCGGAAAGCTTGAACAGATTGCCAGCGGCCCAGTCGGCGAGTGCCGTTTGGTTCGCTGCTGTTCGCAAACCTTCCATAGTTGTCTCCAGCTGAGACCGCGGAGGTTGCGGCACGTTCTCAGTGGGGGCAGCCGCAGGCGCGGTCGGTGGAGCCGGGGGAGCCTGCGGCGCAGCGGGAGGAGCTGCGGTAGCAGGCGCCTTGGGTTCACCTTCCGGCGCTGCGGGAGCCGGAGTCGGCGGTACCACACCGGGCTCGTCGCCCGTTGGAGTTTCCGCCGGTCCAAGTTCTACAGAATCGTAATCGTTGGATTCGAAGCCATCGAACGCATCGTGGCTATCGTCGGTGCTGGGGACCTCTGTAGGTGCACCACTAACACCACCTGTCTCTGCGGGGGCGGCTTCGGCGGGGGCTGCGGGAGCGGCCGCACCGCCAGATCCTTCATCTGCCAGAAGGAACCAAGGCTGGTCCGGATATCTCATTCTTCGTCATCCTCTTCAGAAGTCAGGAGACCAAGCTTCCTGCGCAAAACCTTATCATTGGCCAGAATAGACTCAGGTATGCCAAGAGCGAGTCGCAATCCCATGATGGCCCCTTTTGCGCTCTCAGCCCTCAGAACCTGAGCTATGCCATCCAAATCTTTCTCAGCTGGGACCTCAAATTCATTCCTCTTACCTTGGAGGTGCATCTCCAAGATCCTCTGATAGACCTTCCAGCCCTCAGTATTGAGCAGATTGCGGATCGCGGTCCCGGTCCGCAGCTCTGCCCTTTCATCCTTTGTTAACTCACGGGCCGGGCCGCCCGCCCGCTCCGGCTTCTCTTGTTGCTCCAGACTCACCGCTCTCTCCTGCTAGTTCCGGACCCCCGGTGGGTGGCAGAGATGCCACAGTTGGATTGAAGCTTGTTCCCGCCTGCCTCCCACCAATAGGTACCACATTGCCCGCTTGAGCCTGCGCCGCAAGCTGCGCATCCGGGACCACCTGCATCTTGAACTGGTTGATGTTGCGAATTCCGCCCAATTGCGCCACATGGGTGAATACCTTCCCAATATCAAATTGCATCATGAGTTGAGGGAAGTTTCTCATCTGCCCCATGATGTTTTGCCAGAGCGTAGCCATCGCCATCCGGTCGATAGGCAATGTTCCATCCACAGGAACAAAATCAAAATCGCCAGCAAGCATTGTAGGATCAACCTGCATAAACTGGGGACCAGCCATTTGGGCGAGATCTCCGACGATTTTGAACTTTTTGTCCCCGTCGTAGAACTGTTGCGAATTGAGCACCATCCTTGTAGCCAACGTGGAGATCCCCATCGCACTGATGTACTCCGTGATAGTTTTCAATCGATTGACTCCGAACCCGGTTGAGGTTCGAACTTCAGTTGCAGTTGTTCGAGACTTTGAGATGCCTCCGAACATCTGCTCATTAATTCCGGTGATCCGCTCTCCGATAGTCTGCATAGCTTCGAGATCAGACATATGAGCGCGCGTAACATCTGTGACCGGGACCTGATAGAAGAACTTCGTAATATCCGTTCCATAAGCCTCGGGTCGGAGACGGTATATGAAGCCAGGTCCACCATCTTCGGTGTCATCGATAACAATTTTACTTGGGTCAATGACGAACTGATTATTAAGGCTGGCTCGGACGTTGTAGAAGTGGGAGTTGATAAGCCAGTCCATCGTTCGTTGAATAGGATCAATAATTTCAGGAATTCCTCGACCGTATAGTCCGTATCCTTCGATTTCCGTCTCGATGATCGAAAAAGGGAATTTTCCATGCGCGTTCCCCAGGGGTTCGGCTCCCAACAACACACCGTAGTCGGAGCTAATTGTGAATACCCATTTCTCCGGGTAGTTGGAGTCTCCTATCTTCCATTCACTTTGGATCAGATCGACATATACTTCGAAAATATCAATAGAAGTAGGATGCTTAAGATCATCATTAGCAGCTCCAAGGGTCTGCTGATACACCCGATCCGGTCTGAGAAGGGCGGATGATCCCTCTTGTATCTGCGCTGTGTGTGGCGGGCGTGCCGGGAGACGTGCAATTGCGTCCTTAGTGTACCATCCTTGATACTGGCGCTTCTTAATCTCATTCCAGCCCAAGGTCTTCCGAACATAGCAGTATTCTCCTTCCTGGAACCGGTACAAGGGGAAGTGCGGATCATGACCGAAATCAAACGGAGCCACATTGTAGACCCTGGTCCCGGTGTACCCGGCGGAGCGGAAGGTCTGTTGGATCTTCTTACCCGAACCGGGGACCGGCTGGCCATCTGGGCCTAGAATACTCATCTGATCCACAGTGCTATACTGGACCTTCTCCTCCGCCCAATAATCCCCGAGGATACCACACCCATACTTACCGGCGTCGTAGAGCCAGATATAATATGGCACCAGATGGTATCCCACCTCGACCTGATAGCTCACCAGGGCTTCCAGAGCGCTGACCTGCTGCTCGGTCTCCCCGTGCCGTCCGGAGAATTGATGCACAGGGGACCTGGAGAAAAAGACCGAGGTCATATAAGTGTGCGCGGTCATAAGGGTGGCATAGCTATAAGGGATCTGAAGGGTAGTATACGTGGTCGTACCCTTCAGTTCCCGTGCTGATCTTCGGATCGCATCTTCGTCTTGCTCTTTGAGGTACGCGAGTGCTTTGTCCTCGGCCAATTCCCACTGTTTGATGCGATCAGACCTCTTCTGCATCGAGTACTTGACCCGAGCCTCGAGGCGCTGCCGAAGAAAAGATTCAATCTCGCGGTCAAATGTCCGAGTGACCATGTTATTTTCCGCCGTAGCGGTCCCATTTTTTGTAATTTAACGGCCCTGCGTCGCGATCGCCATAATTCCGCTCTTCTGCGAAGGAATCATCGCTGTCGACCAGCTTGGCTTCCGTATCCGGGGCCAGAACCGAATCGACGGTCCTTTGCTTCCGGGTATAATACGCATTGCAATCTTCATCGCTCTGCGGTTTGAGGTCTTTGTCGAAACCTCGTCTGACTTCACCAGATTCTTTTGCCATTAGGGGGCACTCCTTCTAGTTCTCAGTGGGACGATATTGTCATCACTGGATTCCAGGTCCAAATACGAGTTTTGGAGCCCAATTACACCCATAGCGGCGAAATCCAAAATATCATCAAACTCCACCGCCGGATACCTAGTAAATTGCTCAATGAAGCCGGTGTGTTCCTTCTTGATAAACAATCGGCCGTTGGATGCGAGGCCATGCAGAGCATTCTGAATTCGGACCGGCTTGCTCTTGATGTCATTAAATGGCTCGATTGTAGTCCATTGACCCAACTTGGCCATCTCTTGTTCCAAGATCCATTTCAAGGTCGCCTGGTATGCTACCGATTCCACAACACACTTGTAGGGTCTCCACTTCCACCGCATCTCAAAGAATTTTGCAATTACCCAGCTCGGGGGCGCTGCCTGCATCGCATCATAATCCAGAAGGTAAAAATTACCACCATAGCGCTTCATTGCTCCTATCACCTGGTAATCTTTCTTGGAGATCTGTTTCTGGTCCAGCCGCTTGGTTGGTGGAGGCGTGGGATCGATTGCCAGGACAGTTTGTCCTGCCTCGGGCGGGTCATCATAAAACCGAAGCCACTCCTCACGGAATGCGGCGGTCTCTTTGCTGATAACCCGCACCTCCTTTTCTTTCGAGAAAATACTGAGTCTATTAAGAGAGATAGCAGCTCTTTTCTCGGCCCGCCTTGCATCGGTAGGGTGGCGGGATTCCCAGCTAGATACCTGTTGATTAACATCCAAGGCAAGTGTGCCTGGGGTCCAGCAAGAATATCGGACAGAATGAAATTCCGGGTCTTTCTCTGCGATATGCACCACGTCATCGACCGCTTGCGGGGTGTTGAGCATGACCAGTTTTGCTTGGGGGAACTCGCTTGCGGCCGCGAGGGAGCCCTTAAGCGAACCCATGACAAGATCGATGATCTTTTCCCTTTGCTCCAAAGTAGCACCATTCTCATCCGTAAGGATGTCATCGAGCACGATGAGATCAGGTCGGTAGTCATCGAAATTGATTCCGCGGATATTCCCCGTAATCCCCGCACCAAGAATCCAGATGGGGGTAAGATCGACGCCATGAAAGATCTCAAGCTCTGTATCCGTCCACTTGGCCCCCGGACGTAGACCGAAGGTTTGAGCGAAATATTCCGGTTTAAGTTGGCCGCTCTGACCCATTTTAGATTCAATCCGTGCGCGTAGCCACCGAATGCTTCGCGCCGCGTGGGCCTCGCTCGCTCCCACATATAGAATTGTTTTGCTAAGGTTGAAGGCGACCCTTTTACCAGTAAACATTCTAAGAAGAGTTGTCTTGGCGCTGTCGCGGAAACAGATAAGATTGATATACCTCTTAGAATTGTCATCGAGATGTTTCCATATGTCGGTGTGGAATGGAGCGGGAGTCTGCCTACACGCCTTCGGGAAAAAGGTGGTGCAGAACAGATTGTTATCGACAGCGCAGAGCTGGACAAGTTGATTAACGTCAACCATTAACCTACTCCCATCATGGGAAGGGTGCCTCCCCTGTTAGTCGGCGGCGCCACCGCAACGATTGGAAGAGAGGCAGTAACCAGCGGGGGCATACCAGCCAGACCGCGAGGCATACCAGCTCGGGCTAACCGAGTAACCTCCGGGCTAGCTCCAGCAAGAGGGGCAGACCCAGGCAGCGCTGCGGGTTTAATTTCAATTCCAGCCATCGCGCACGGATCGGACGCCGCGAGGGTCCATGTCATGGTCGTGCTGCCAGTGGACGGGAGCGCGTACATGCCGCCTCCGGATCGCACCGGGCTGCCGTTGAAGTTGTTGGAGGTGTACCAGGTAGCTCCGCTCACACTGGAAAGAGTAGTCAGCTGAATAACGCAGGTAGCGTAGAGCAAACTGGTATTACCTGGGCTCGCACCTGAATTGTAGGTGGCGCCCATATTGAAATTCGGGGTCGAGCTAGTAAGAGCATTAGTGCCGAAATTGAGCCAGGTGGTCGAGCCGCCGGTTTGATCTGCCCCAGTTACATGGTTAGCGCACCCGTTCGGGATACAGGTGTTGGTCCAAGCAACATGC